CAGACGGTAGTTTCAATTTGTACTTAGGTACATTTAACTTAGGTAATGCCATAAATTATTTCACGTCATATTTTATTTAGCAGACTACGCTGAGAAGGATCCTGCGAGGTCAAAAGGTCTTACTTGTCCTGCTAAGAATGTTTGACCAGATCTTGTAAAGGTATTTAAAATTTGACTACCCTCTTGGAAATCTCCTAGAACTCCACCAAAGGGAGCAGGGACTGTCATAAAGAAGTTATTACCTGGATCTGTAATCTCATCTGGTGCATAGAATCTATATCTTTCATAGAAGAATCCTATACTCAAAGTCATCTTGGTGTTTTGTTCATTATTTAATTCTATAGAACCAATGTTATATGGAAATACATTTTGCATCTCCCAACAACCAGTCAGTTCTCCTAGATTATTAAACCTAATATCTAAGTTAGATGTGTAACTATTTGTCTCCCATTTGTATATCCTTACTCTAGGTGCAGTATATCTTTCATAGAAATCAACGTACTGATTGGAATCTCTTGTGATTCTACTCAACCATGTTTCAAATATTGCTCTCGTATATTGTGATCTAGGTATAGTAAACTCTATACTCATCTCACTGAATGCTTGGTTGGTTGCATACTTTACAGATGCACCTGGTGGTTGAAACTGTGCAGTAGTGAGCTGTCTACTAGGTAGATTCACAGTGTTTGCATAGTAATCTAGTAAGTCAGCAGCAGTTCCCTTTTCTAAAGTCAGAGTTTCACCTCCACTACCACCTCCTAGAGATGCTGACTGTAGTATCGATGGAGTTGAAAAACTAACCGACCACTTGTTTAATGTAGCAGGTGTGTTCTTACTATTCTTAAGCATGTTGCTAAGAAACCCACCTACACCATGCATAGGAGCGACTTTTCTAGCGTTCTGCGGACTAGGGATTGCCATTATACTTTAAGTTCCTTTTCAGTGATTAACATAAACTCCCAAGAGTGATCTTTACAAAATTCAGTTGCTGCTTTCCATTTCGCTTTATTAATATGATAGGTAACAACCTCATTTATGTATCTCTTTGTGTTTCTTTTTTGAGGTTTGGGTTCAAGGGTTTGCTTGAATGGTTTTACCTCTACCAGATACTTTCTATTCTGTATTTTGACATAGAAATCTGGAAAATATCTGTGACGTTTACCATCAGCAGGTGAGATATATGGAATGATAATCTCCTCACTACCCCATTCTTGTACAGATGTTGTATAGTCACACCATTTCATGAACTTATATTCCCAAGATGACCTATAAATAATATTATTGGGGTCACCTTTATACTTTCTAGGATAAGAAGGTCGATATTTTCCTTGATACCTCATAAATATAATATAGATTCACATAGTATTTAGGAAAAAGTAGTGAGTGTTTTAAAATATCCATATAGACCAGTGTCTCCAGAAGGAAGGGATGAAGAATATCCCACGGAGGCGACTGACTATGTTATGTTTCATAGATACAGAATAAGTTATGATGATGAGGCAGACGGTTATAAAGGATTGAACGTACCGAACAGCAAAATATTAACAGATGATAATAAGGAGAGAGTATATATAGCAATGCCAAAGGGCATATCAACTTCATATTCACCATCATATAGTAAAGTTGATATGGGTGTAGCAGGTGTCATGGCATCAGCACTAGCAGGAGAAGGAAGCACAGGTGGTTTAAATTTTGATAAAGTAGCATCAACAATAACAGCAGGTGCACAAGCAATCTTGCCAGAAGCAACTGCTAATATGATATCAAAGGTATCAAGTTCTCTTAACAACTTATCAGGTGGAGGAGGAGGACCGAATGCAAATCAGATAACTGCGGTAGCACAAGGTAGAGTGTTCAACCCATTCTCAGAACAAATCTTCAACTCAATGGGTTTTAGAAGTCATAACTTTTCATTTAAATTATATGCTCGATCAAAAAAAGAAGCAAAAGAAATAAGAAGGATTGTAACTTATTTAAAAGAAGGTGCTGCACCTAAGATTGCAGGTGGTAGTGCAAACTTGTTTGATCTTGGTGATGGTGATGGATTAGCAAATACAGAGGGTCTTAATCAAGAACAAGCACAGCAAAGAAATCAAGAGGTTCTTGATAGTATTAATAACCTAGGTGAAACATTAAATCAATCCAGATATTTTGAAGTTCCAGATAAATATAGGATAAAGTTTGTGAGAATGAGTCCCAATGTAGGATCTTCTACAATAAGAAATCCAGAACTAATGTTCAAAGTAAATGATTCAGTATGCACTGGGATGAGTGTTAACTACACACCTGATGGGCAATACACATCATTCAAAGATATAGAGGGTCTTGATGGTCATATTCATGTACCAGTCATTCAAATTGATATGTCCTTTACAGAAACAAAGGTTATCAGTCAAGCAGATCTAAGAGCAGGTTACTAATGTCAGCATATTTTACTTACTTTCCAAACGTTTATATTGGCGAAGGTGTCAGCGAAGATGAGGCATATAGATACCGTCTGGTAAAAAATATATTTCGTAGAGTTAAAGTCAGAGAGAATCTAGATCAATATGTAACAGGTTTTGAAGCATATTCAATATCAGATATTGATACACCATCATCACTAGCATATAGATTGTTTAGAGACTCTAAGTTAGACTGGGTTATACTCCTAGTAAATAATATAACTGACTTCTATGAACAGTGGCCAAAGAATAATAATGACCTACTAAAATTTGTCCAAGAAAACTATACTGATCCAGATGCTGTTCATCATTACGAAACAAATGAGGTAACAGACGGAGACATTATAATAACAAAGAAAGGTATAGAAGTATTAGATTCGTTTAGAACTGTGATGCCAGACGGAACTACAAAAACTGCAGAGCAATCAAGATATCCAGTAAGTAACTATGAACATGAGGTATATCAGAATGAGTTAAAGAGACAGATACTATTACCTACAAACTCACTAGTTGATTTAATGATAGATGAGTTTGAAGATCAGATTGCATATGAACCTCATCCAGAATTAGATGATGTAAACAATAAGAAAACCCCACTGTCTATTGCAGCGAGGTTTGTTGATGTTGCAGGTTTTGTCAGTGCGAGTGTATCTAGACAATCAGCAGCAACTAGCACAACTACATTTGACTATGGTCCTACTGGTTCTGCTGTTACATCAGGCAGCGTTGGAGTCGCAACCTCAACAGACACAGCAGCAGCAACAACTACAACTACATCAACCACGACTAGCACAACTAGCAGTACAACTAGCACATCTAGCAGCACATCTAGCAGCAGTTCATCATCTAGTTCTAGTTCTTCTAGCAGCAGTAGCAGTGGTAGTAGTTCTTCTTCTGGATCTTCTGGTTCATCAGGATCCTCAGGTGGAGGATACTATGGTGGCGGTTATTAATAATATATTGCTTTAAAAATAAATTCTTTAGATAGTACAGGATTACCTAGGAGTTCTAGTTGCAATCCATCGGCATCTACGAAGAGGTCGTCTTCCGCTTCCTTTCTACAATGCTGCCAGTAATATGTTCCATCTTCTCTACGATATATGTAGCTAGTGTTGTGTGAATCAAGGGTGAACATTGCAATACACTTTTGCTTGTGTTGCCAACATGGGTCTTCTGCTCGTCTTTCATACTCAGTCACGTTGCCTCCAATCGTCTGGTTTATCTCTGTTAAACCACTCACCAATATCATCTGCTCCATCAAAGCGTGACTTGTAGTTGGATGGGTCAGGATCACCTAAACCCATCCTATTCATAAAATCATCTACACTGCCCTCCTCAATCCCTTTAGATTGACGACGTGCTTGTTGTAACCAATTTCTAGCAGTTGTATTTGCTTTTGATAATTTCTCTGCCCAGATCATATCTGTTAAAGCAACCTCTTGATTGGTGGCAATTTTTTTACAAATAGCTTCTAATCGCAAACGATATTGGGTAGATAACATATTCTTCTAACTGATAATATTATATAGAATAAAAAAGGGAGTCCGAAGACTCCCTGTTATTATATCACATCATTTAGTTTTTGCAAACTAGAAAGTGTACTTAAGTCCTGCTTTCCCTGCCCAGTCTACGTCA